ATCATGGTAAGATTTGTGACCAGATTGTACATGTGGAAAATGGTTACCAGATTTGACAAATAAAAAGAGGATGCTGGAAAAATCCAGCATCCCGAACCGGTACCAGATTATACATTCTGTTCCGGTTCTGCAGCTTTCCAGGTTTCGGTAATCAGCCTGGTACCGGTCATGTCCGTAATCATGCATGAAACGAAATCAGTTTCAGCATGCTGGCCGTAGGCATAGGCACCCATATAGGCATGGTATCCCTGTTTCGCAGCTTCGAAGGTATCTTTGATCACAATACCTTTTTCAAAGTTGCCCGATGTGCGCTTGATCTGGTGCAAGAAGAATTTGTTTTCCATGTGTAACATCTCCTTTATATAATACTCGCATTACTGCGGTAAGGCCCTATCTATATAGCTATAGTATACTGTTCTTTGTGCATTTGCTGTCACTGTCCATTCACCACTTGAAGTAGAGGATAATCTGAAAGCTAATGTTCCGTCGACTCTTTTATACGGAGTTGCACAGTTATTATTAGAAGCCCAGCAAGACAACAAAGTTATATTATCAAATATAACATTGGTCAGAAGTGCACCATTGGCATCTGTTGTACCGGTTTCGCTATCCTGTTTTATTACAATATTCAGCAGATTCAAAATACCTTGCACAGGTGCAGCTGTAAATACTGCCGAAGTAGCGGAACCACCGGATACAGGGAAAGCGCTTGACGAAGAATTAATATAAAAACCATCAGTCAAACCATGTGTATTATTTTTAAGGAAAGCATATGCACCTGCAGGAACTGCAGCAGCAGCAGTATCCCCATCTACAATGTACGCCAGGCCATCACCGGATGGGCCTACATCTGCAATAGCATTTTGCAAATCTGTAATATCACCCTGGATTGTTGTAATATCTCCCTGGATATCCGTAATATCATCCTGGATATCTGTGATATCTCCACCCTGTGACAGCAACTCTGCATCAATATCGGCCAGCTTCGTATCAATGCTAACCTGGGAACTGGCATTGATTTTGATATCGGTTCCGGTAAGGGTAACCACCCCAGATAAGCCATTGATGGAAATTACACCGGAACTTGACGGTATATCGTCTGTGGTCAGCAGCTTCCGGGAGTAAGTAACCTGGGGAGTATCTTCAGTAAAGAAATCAATCCATGCTTCCGCTTTAGTCGCGTCAGTTCGGATCTGTATGCTGCCTACACCGTCCAGCGTTTCCCGGCCGATACTCCATTCATGGCCGTTTACTGCCTGGCTAAACATCACATCTGCGGTGCTGACATTAGCGAATGGAACCGCAATCATAACCGCGCCTGTCTGACCGTTCACGCTGGTAACATCGGAAGTTACCTGGACATCACCGGTCTGGCCGTTCACGCTGGTAACCGGGTAGGGTGGGGGGTTCAACGCGTCATAAATTTGTGCGCGGGTGGTTCCGTCCATGCGGAAAACCTTATCCGCTTTCAGTTCGATACCCACAATATGGTCTGTGCCGGCCGTCCTGATCTGGCGCCTGATATTGGTATAATCATCGGTCACATCCGGCAGCCGGGTAGCTGCATCGGGGAATACCGTCACATCCCCGGTCTGACCGTCAACGCTGGTAACAGGATAAGCCGGGGGATGCTCCGCAGTATATACCCGTTCCGCAGCATTATCGAACATCACATACATCAGGCCGTTTTGGAACATAACTCCGGCCGTATGCCCGTCCGCGATTCTGACCATACGCCATGTATTAGCATCCACTTCCGGGAAAACGATATTTTCAGACTGATAGAGAATAACATCACCGGTCTGGCCGTTGACGGAAAGTACAGCCTGGTTACCCATTTCCTTAATCTGATTGATTAGCCAATCAAGATTTAAATCATGGAAATTGGAATAAGGGAACTGCTGAAAAAGGCCCATAATTTTCACCTCCAGAATTTATTATATTGAATATCAGTAGACAAGCAAGCAAAAACGGTTTTTGAATGATTCAATCATGGTATTGATAACATTCAGTTTAGGAATTAATTCAAGTTCAGATTCCAGCATCTGCTGGCTGGTGGTAACCCCGATATTACCGGAAATATGGCTGTTGCGGGTGATACCGGTGGTATCGGTAATAATATGGCCGTATCTGGTGGTATCGGTACTGTTCTTGTTATGGGTTATGGTGGTATTCTTCCCCATTTCCAGCTTTTCAGCAGCCTGGTATGTATTGCTATCGTAACCGGTTCGGCTGGTGGTATCGGTGTCTGTTCCGGTAGCCACATCGGAATCATTGCCGGAGCCTGACACGGAATCAGTACCGGAATGAGTCACGCTGCCGGAATGCGTATCTGTGGTCAGTTCGGTTCTGTCATAATTCTGTATCGGGTTATACTGTGCAGCCATAGCAGCGTAATACCGATTCCAGGATATAACCTCTTTAGCTGACCAATTATCAATTGCGAATTTAAGGAAATTCCAATCGGTATAAAGCACTTCCAATTCCGCGCATTCCATCAGCAGATTATTAACAAAAACTTCTTTTGCTTCCTGGGTGAAGGATTCCGGGAAGCTCATATCATCAAATAAGGTATCGTCCCAGGAATACATACCCATAAGGGATAACATAGCATTACTCATTTTCGTTTTCTCCCTTCCAATCATCTGCAATGTCCGTTTGCGGATTAACGCGCCAATCTACAGCCAGATTCAAATTAAACATATCATTTGCCTTTTTAATTCCTTTCTGGATGGATTCAAGCCAGAGTTCACACCGGGTAGCCGTTTCCACGTTGTTAGCGTTTACTTCATCGGTTACCAGCCGTTCCTTTTTGTCTGTGTTGGCATTCGGAATACCGATATCAGTATCAAACATTGCTTCGATTTTCCGCATGTCTGATAGAATATCCGGCGCAATATACTGTTCTTTCATGTTCTGCACAAATGGGAACCATGACGGTTTACCATCCACACCGAACATGTTTTTCCCGATTACCACAGCAGGGTTACCGTCCCCCAGCTGATCATACATTTTTTTATAGCTTTCGGCCTGTTGCTTATTCTCCGCACCGAAAACAACACCGGTTTTAACGTTAACAAGATTCATCCCCAGCGCTTCCGCGCACAAGGCCAGCTGATCAGCATAATACCCGATGATATCCATGATCGAAGAATAATCCGGCTGCAGCTTGATCACCGCGCAATCGGTTCCGATATTCGCGGTAATAGTTCCTCTGATCAAAGGATTAGTAATCATGATATAGGAAGGCCGGTAATACAGATTATACCCGCCCAGCGCGCCACCCTGGCAGATAACCCCGAAGGATTTAGTATTCAGTACCGCAATATATCCGATACCATACAGAACATACTTAAAATAATCCTCGTCCCATTCTTCCGGCAATGTCCATTTAAAAACGGAAATAGCTTTCTGCAACAGATATTTACGGAAATACCTCTGGATTGCAACGTTTTTCACATGAACAGTTGACGGTGAAAACTGTGAATTATACAGATTGATTTCACCGTACCCGGCCGGAATATCAATACCATTTTCTCCGAACATTTTTTAATAACTTCCTTTCATTAAATTTATATAGCATCCATACAGGAAATTGGGAAACCGGTGGATTATATCCATCAAAGAATATATTATTACCAAAAGCCACATGTGTCCACCATGGGGGATTTTCATCTAATCGTGTTCTGGTATCATGAACACCGTTAAACCCTGATGGCGGGGTTACATCATAACCGGCCGATTGCATAACACCCAGGCCACGATTAGTATAAATACCTATATGATCAAAATTACCAATACCATCTCCCCGGTACTGATCCGGTATGGTATCATATCCCGCGGACCCTTCCGGGTAACATTTGAAAAGATATGCACCAACCGGAACCGATCCATATGTATCAATACATTGCTGCAACGTACCGCGCCACCACAGAAAATTCCCGCCTACATTTCGCCACAAAGAATTTGTGCCATTTGTCATTTGTGGCAATCCTAACCGTCTGCGAACCAGATTAACAAAATGGATGCAATCATATTGTGCATATGTATATCTGGAATCACGGAAAAGATATGCCATAATGGCATTCATTGTATTGGAAACTTCCAGGTTAACGGAATACCCGGAAAAATAATCAGACCAGAATTGTGCATTTTCTCTCCGGTGCTGAATGCCGGAAGGACTATCGTCCGACCTTTCCCGGTACATTCTGAAATAGTCACATGCTGTACCTACATCACCAGAATACGCTTTATAATTTTCCCAGGTTATAGCAGCTGAACCGCTGACCGGATACCAGAAATTATATGTGGTTCCGTTAACACCACCCCAGCCGGAAGGATCATAGATATATTCAAGTTCAAGCCGGAATAGCTGCAATTCCCAATCATACCATTCCAATTTATAGCGAATACCGGTAGAAGCTACAACCTCGCCACCATCGCTTGCTGTTCCATTCCAGGAAATCAATCCGGTATCATGCGCACCGTCACCATGCCAATCAAACATTACCGAATTAGTCAAATCACTTAAATGTTCACCATTATTCGGCAATTCGTTCGTCATTCCTGACAGAGAACCTGGGGACATTCCAGATTCCGTCTGCATGTTTCCCAGAACACCACATGCAGCCACATGGGAATACCCGAACACCCGCAGCAGATTATAATACAGTTCTGCATTATGTTTCTGCCGGTCATTCGCGCCCCCATAATTAGGCCCCAGATGATCACGCAAGTATACCCAGGCCCCATTATACAATACCGGTGAATCTACAGCCATGATCCCACCTCATTCATAAAAGAAGCCATTAACCATGAAATTATTAACAGCATCTTTTTCCGCATCAAAGCAGTTACCGGCGAAATGCGCTTCCGCACATTTAATATATCCAGGAACTGTATTAATGGTTCTGGTTTCCATTAACGGACGGCCCAGATCAGCGTTATCTTCATCGACCAATAACATATGTTCAACAACAAGATTCGGTTCCAGCGCAAAGTTAACAAAGGAACCATTAGCGCCATTTGTGGAGACTTTCGGCGCCTGAGAAGCCACAGCGCTTTGCACCGTTGCGCCGATGATCCCCATAACAGCACCGGCAACCCCACCCGAAACGCTGCCGGTTAGAGTATTAACCGCGCCGGAATAATCGGAAAGCACCTGTGCCAGCTGAATAGGAACCCCCATCATACATGTCTTTTCAATACAGGGTTTTGCGGAATAGGGGAAAGAAGTTTCTGCTCTGAATGCCACCCTTAATGTAGCCTGACCGGTAATGGTATCAATACATACCTTTGAATACAGGTACATTCCGGTTCTGGTGAATGTCGCGTCAATCGGAACCTCTCCGAAAGGGGGACAAAACAGCGTTATCCGGGTATACGGTGCATAATTAAGGAATGCTCCCCGCGCAGCTGCCTGGGGATGCTGGGGAATGGTTCCGGTGATAAAGCGAACATCAACAAGCGCATCAACGGAATAGGCCCTGACACCGGTATCCCAATAACCAACCTTTACGGTGGTTTGTGTACTTCCATAGGTTGAAGCAGCTGCAGGAAACCACATACAGGAAACAACATACTGAAAGGGATTAAACAAAGATTTAAACAAATCTTCCCCGATTTCTGTAATGCTTCCGGCTTGATATATATTATTGGAAAAGAGGAATGCCAGCAGACTATTCAGATTCGCGCTTGTCATAGCGTAATACGTTACAGCGCCGATATGATTAGCTGGCTGGTAATTAATAAGGCCCAGAACATAGCACCCGCCAGACGGCGCGACATTTGCCCAGGAAGTTGCAATCGTTGCGCTGGTTATCTGTACATCCGTTTTGGCCGGATACAGATTATCTATGATATCTCCATTGGATGCATACGCTGACCTTTCCACATATGCAGAAGTGTTCCCGATCGCGGTGCGGAAGCTGGCCAGGACATCAACCGACAGCGCACATTCCCATAATCCTGTTTTCCATGTCCAATCGGTAACAAAATAATACCGGCCGAAAGACGGTATATGTGCATAGTTAAAACCGGAAGGAACAAACGGAACCGGAAGCGCTGCATTATTCGGGTTGATCAGCAGTACCGGATTCATGATCCCGGTATCATCCTTTAACTGTACGCTGGTAAGCGTTGTTGCATCTGTTATAGTAGGCTGTTTTGTGGAGTTTTTCTTTTTCTGGAATGAGTATAAATTTACAACCATAGTATCACTCCTTATATATTAAAAGGGACGGACGGAATTGCTCCATCCGTCCCCAGGGATAAGGGATGGTCACCCTGTGGGGAACCAGGCCACGGGGCCGTTAGTCAAGCAGGAATACAACGCATTTTTCAGTAAGATCCTGTACGATTCTCCTCTTACTATGCACATGGAGATTCCTGTAGAGGCCCTTACTATTCAGCATCGTAGACAGAACACGATTATCACGCGTTGTCATTCCCATGCAATCTCTGTCAAAGATAATGCCAAACACATTATCCTGTGTAACGGGAGTAGAGGGAGAATAGAGAACACCAGTGCTGTCAGTATAGGCAGGAGTGATCTTGATACTGCCTGGAGTATTAATACTCTGCCAATAGTTCACAGTCTCCACATCCGCATACCGGAGATAATTATCATGGAAAGTATCAGCGAGCACCCTTGCATCAATATCAAAGCGAGCAGGAGCATACATATATACTCTCTGGTCCTGATACGGAGTATGCCGGAGAACAGGTTTACTGTTGATAATCGTCTGGAATTTTTCGCTGCGTTCCGTCATAAGAGCAGAAATAGCAGCAATGCGACTGTAAACACATTTCATAAACGGAGCAAAATTAGCAGGTTGATAAATCTGCTGAGCAGTAAAACTCTGGCCAGTTGCAGAATTGTATTCAGTCAGCAGATGCACAACACGATCCGTCTGGCCCTCGTCGATCACAGCAGCAATGCCATTAGCAACCAGGCCTCTCCGAAGTTCTTCGTTGCTCTGTTCCATCCGGTCCGAAAGATTCGTCATAATCAGGCCCAGGAAAGAAGAAAGCTGTTCCGGTCCCTGGAAAGCAGTTTCCAACTGGTCCTCGAAAATCGTCATTTCGTCAAAGTAAACACTGCTGCCATAGAAATTAGTCTGCAGCACATCAGGCTTTTTAATCGTCCAGGGATCAATACTCTGGCCATTACCAGACGGGGGAGTCTGAGTGCCGTCCCACAGTGCGGGCCATTCATATGCAGGATCATCCTGCCAATCATTGTCAGCAATGGAAAGTTTCCGCATGACATTGCCCCAACGGAATGTATCCATCATAAGGCCTGTCATTTTAGCGGAATAGGGACGGACCGAGAAAATCGTCCGGCCAATAACATTACTGATTGCTTGCATTACCGCATCATGATCCGCACGAAGTGCCACCTGTGCAACAGAAACAAACGAGCCGGTATCAGTAGGAGTGAGTACACTCTGGCCTGTGGCCTGATGTACCAGACTGGTAAGGATAGTAGAAACCTGTTCAAAGTTAAGGGTATTGACGGACATTAGTTTTCTCTCCTTTCATAACTCGGCCTGATCAGTTCGGCCATTGCGTCATCCGTTTTCTTTTCCAAATCTGAATCCGGAAGTATGTTCACACTGGCCGTTTTCAGATTATTGGCTTGCATCTGTTTAACCAGCTGGGCCAGCTGCTTCTGGGTGTTTGAAAGTTCATCCTTCAGCGCTGTAACTTCAGCATTAACAGAATCAATATTATCTGCCGGTTCTTCCGGCTGTTCCGGTTCCGGCTGCTGATCACCCGGCTGTTCCGGCTGCTGATCAGCTGGCTGTTCCTGGTTATCCATCGCGGATATTTCATCCTTTGTATAACCAGCATCCAGGAGTTTAATAATTTCGCTTGTGGTCATTTCTTTAGCCATCCCTTCATATTATTAAGTATTGATTCCAGCTTGCTGACCGTTTCGGTTAGTTCGCTTTCCTCTACTTCAATAATATTATGGGATGTATACTTAAAGTCAAGCATTTTCGGTAGGCCGATCATATTGAAATCGGACAGTTTCCGGTATGCAACCCCATCCCGGCCGGTTCCTTTTGTGCTGTCACGTACCTGAGATTGATTAACCACGATTGAAACATGTGCTGCATTTCCTTCCTGATCATGGTATCCCCTGGGAACTTCTCCCCCATCATGGGAAACCATAAAGGCCCAGCTTCCAACCGGAACCTCTCCGAACTTTTCCCGCGCTTCCGCAATGGTTCCTTTCCAGGATACAGCATTTCGCCACATATCATTAGAACCGCGCCAATCGTACCGGCCACCCTTCGCGGTTCTGACACCTAAATCATATAATACTTTTTCGCAAAATTCCTGACAATCAACCTGGGCATATGTCAGCCGGTTATAAGAAGGATCTTCAGCTTTCCGTCCGTACTCTTTCCCGGTGTACACATTATTCCCCCTTGTCTAATTTATCAATCAGTTTCTGAATGACCAGAGTATTGTTATTGATGGCTTCCACCATCTGGTTTTCCTGATCATGGATTGCATCCGAAAAACTTGCCTTCAAATCGGTAATTGTTTCGGACAATTTAGCGCTTTCTTCCCGGTGCGCTTTCTGTTCAGATTGCAGCATAAGGAACATGGCCACCGCGCAAGCAATAGGGAAACCAACTGTCTGAATAATTGTGATAAAATCCTGCATTTGTTGACACCTTCTTTCACATAATAAAAAGAATGGTTCCATTCTCTCACACTCTCGCCAGAGTATCCCCACCCTTCCGGGGCTTGCGTAGGGGAAGAAAGGAACCATCCCTATATTTATTTTATGAAATTACCAGGGAACTGTCAATTATGCTTCGATCAAATCAAATCCTACATATTTGTTCCCGGCCTTGCTGGTAAGCAGCGTGATAACGATATCCGGCTTCTGATCATCGGGCAGATCACCGAAAGAATCGTCATACTTCGTAAACTTTTCAATAAAGGCAGCAACCTCGGTTTTATACATCTTGCCATCATGGCCGTTCAGAATAACCAGTACCGTATGTTCCTTGCCCTTGCTATCCTCATAGTTGTGGATATGGAACGCCACAGGTTTGATAACCAGGCCCTCGCAATCCTTCAGATTCTCATGCTTGTCATTCATTGCCTTAAATTTCTGAATACCGGTCAGTTCCATAGTTAGCACCATCCTTTTAATCATTTAATGTAATCGGTGAAGGGTTAACCGATCCATACAAAGTATATCAAACAAAAACAACTATGTCAAACTTTTTAATCACATTAAATCGAATAATTCCCGGAAAATTAATTCACACTCATAATTTTCAAAATAAACAATCTTCTGCACAATATAAAACAATCGCAAAGAGTAAAAATCTTCTCTGAACATTTTTAATCCGATCCCATAACTGTCATATACTTTATCCTTGTTAGTAACGAATGAAACATAATACAATCGCTGGCTTTTGTGCCGGTATATTCCTATCTCCCCGATACTTACCAGATGATTAAATTCCCTTAATGGCATTGACCGTATTTGCGTACCGTCAGTTCTGAAAGCATTATCAAGCGCCATGGTCATAAAATCCCGGCTGGCATTTTTATATAATGCTGTTTCTTTCTTCCTATTAGATATAGCGCTGTCAACCAGCATGATCATGATCCTGGTTCCGTCAGCTGACCGCCAGACCATCTGCCGGCCCTGCAGCATATTCAGCGCTGTACGCATGAAACCCCAACCAGAAAAGTAGGGATTAGTCAACCTGTTAGCATTCCCCAGGAGAAAGCATTGTACAGCCGGTTCACCGGATAATTCCCGGTTCCGGTTTACTGTTTCATAAAAGTTAAGAAAAGCGGAAAATTCTTTCGGTATCGGCCGTTCCCCTTCGCTGGCTATTGCTTCATCGAACACAATCATATCATACTGTGAATAATCGAAACCGCGAACGTTCGCAACCGTAGACAAGGCCACACCCAGCGCAACGGTCTTTTCATCATCCGCGAACACGATACCGGCTTTTGTTGTTTTCGGCCGGATGGACATGTTCATATCTTTATTAATCTTATTGAATGGGTTACCGTCAATAGTCGCGCATTGATCCAGCTGGGATTTTAACCGGCGAACATACAAAAAAGGCCGGTCATGTTCAAGCGCATATTTTATCAAGCCATATGTTTTTCCCACACCGCGAGCGCCCACGATCATGTTAAACGCTGCCCCCTGGCTGACGATATAATCCCAATTGACCCATCCTTCTGCAGTATAAATTTTAGCCATCCCTTTTACTCCCTTTCTGATTTATATTCACCATACAGTTTAATTTCCCCAAGCAGCTGCTCATAATCCCGGCTGTATGTCATTTTGTACGTAGTAGGTATGATGCTGACATTTTTGGATATATGCACCTTCCGGCCGGTACTTTCATCGGTATAATCAAAATCATCATTATCATTATATACAGCCATCGTCCCGCCAGCAGCTGACCAGACCATCCCCACCCGGAAATTTTCCAGCTGCTTCAGTTCTTCCACAGCAAAATATTCCCCGGTATCTTCGTTTCGCTTCTTCGTTACCCCGGAAACAGTAACCCCGATATGCCCGTCTTTTTCATATGCATACCGTTTCGCGCCCTGGGTGATAAACCGGTCATAGTGTGCATCCTGTTCAAACAATCCTATATAATGCCGGTCACCGTTTCGATCATCTGCGTAAGCATTGGCTTTTACTGCTTTATTCAGCTGGTAATCATTCAATTTCTGAATGTTTACCTTTCCCAATACTTTAACGCTATCAGTATCACAATAAATAATTTTATTCCCGCAAAGATTAATGGCTCGCTGCAGCTGCTGCCGGGCCAGCGCTGTAGTGTATACCCCCCATTGGTAGGGAAACGGTGCTTGCTTCAGCGCTTTGGCTTTTTCTTCTTCGCTCATGCTGTCATAATTTGACCGGCTGTATTCACCGGAATTGTACAGTATTTCCTGGTGAATCGGATCTGTAGCAGACATCCCATATACACTATTCAGCATGTTTTTACTCTTTGTATATAGATATAATCCCTGATCTGTATTATCACCCTTCAACGCTGTTTTATTATTATAATATTCCTGTATAACTTTCCGGTATTCTTCCGGCAGATAATCCTTTTTTGCTACCATAGCTTTTAAAATGCCTATTTCATCAAAATCATACTGATCCAGGATTATTTCCAAATCAATTTCTGTCAATGCCATCTCACTATAATAGCTTTCCAGAATCCGGCCGTTATCCAGCTTGACAAGACTTTTCTTCCTGGTATGCTTCACTCCGTTTGTATCGGTATATTCTTCATCCCGATACATTAAAGTTTCTGTACGCGATAAACTGATATACGGTATCGGGGTTTTCTTGTTCTTTAATCGCAAGCCTTTAAACTGATACAAACCTACCACAGCATAACCCAGGCCGATAAACCGGAAAACACGCTGCAATGTTAACCTGCAATCAAGCCACTTAAACGGTTTCATAGGGAATTTTTGCGTAAGCTGCTGCGTAGGATAACAGGATACTATATCATAGCTGTTCACATCTTTCAGTATCTTGTCTGCTTTTCCGGCTGCCGCATGAGTATTGCCACCTCTGAAAGCCATACGCAATAACCGATACTGTTCTTCGTCCGGTTTCATTTCACCGATATCATAATACCTTCCCTGTAGCGCTGCCTTGCATTCCCGGCGAACATAACCGGTGCTGGTAAGCGGAACTGTTACCAGCGTATCACCGGCCTGTTCTACCCTGATCCGCATGGCCTTGACCAACGATTCAACGTCAGTAATTATGTATTCCTGTTCATACTCTGTTAACGGTGTCCAGGGGAAACGGATTTTATCATAATTGAATTTCTGGCCTGACAGCTTTTCCGGCACTCCCATCTGTTTACACAACATAGCAAGGGAAAGATTAGTTTGTATGTAGCTGCACCGATATTCAAACACATCAAACATGCTGCAATATATCGGTTTGCGCACATCCCGGAAAAAACATTCCTCATCGGTAAAAGGATATAACCCGGAAAGAAAAGCAAACTCATAAGCCAGATTATGTACCCATATAACCATCTTCGGGCATACCTCGCAAAACCGGCTTTTCTGGACAGCTTCCAGCGCTTCCTTCAGCTTCCCCAGAAATGCAAAATAATCATCCCATTCCCGGCCACAAATTGTGTAATCCTCAATCTGAAATGCCCAGGAATACATAAAACTATGAACATCATAGTCAGCATGTTTATCAGATAACCAGATGGTACTTGTTTCAATATCGAAAGCAGCATACAAATTCATGGTATACCGTTTGTCCTTCTTCCGGCGCTGCTTCCCCATTGGAACCGTACCATACTGTAAAAACAAGGAATTAAAATCAAACGTTTTCCAATCTATAACCATCCCTTAATCACCTTACCTGTTTATAAATTCATCCCACAACCCGACCGCCTTTTCCATACTCATACCTTCCATTTGACCGGCCCGGCTGGCAATCTCGGCCTGATCTGCTTCAAACTTCTGGAAATCGGAAAGTATCTGATCCGGTTTATATCCTTTCTGCAGCATTTTCTTAAAATCATCAACAAAGATATCAAAAACATACTTCTTACTGCCGGCACCCTGGGCAAAGCGATAATCCATATACGCGAAGAATGCCGGAAGCAGGGCCGGTGGAATATCCACTTCCATCGTTTTCAGACCTTTAAGATATTCCCGGTACTTTTTACCTTTTACCGGTTCATACTCTTGGGTCTTTTTCCTTCTCCGGTAATCTCTGCTCTGCTCCCGTTTTCTTTCTCTGCGCTGCTCATCCGTTAAGCGCTCCCGGCTGGCTTCCTTCCTTCTCTGCAAGGAAAAGCCGGTTTGCAGAAACTGCTGCAGCCGCATAAATTCAATCTGCTGCGCAGCTTCTCCGCGCTGCCGAAGTTCCTTAACAGTAGGAACCCGCACACCGTCCAGACCATAACCAGCAGCCTGACCGCGCTTTATACGTTTCTGCGCAATATCTCGCATCCTGGTATATTCTTTACTATCAAAAGCCATTACTTGACACTCCTTTCAATTGTATAAGGATAATCCTTCTTTACCAGATGATTTTCCACCCATTTTTTACATCCGGCACATGATCCGGTAAACCATAACCGGCCGTCATAATATTCCACTACACAGTATTTCATGATTGAATCATCTACCCGGACAATATGTTCCCGGCCATCTATGTCTATCTTGTACCATCTCATTTTATCAATCTTCATAATTCTATACCCCCAACAAATATTCTATCATTCCATCCCTGTTTTAGTAAGTATCCGCAAAACTGCTGTGATGCTTCTATGTTCTCCAATCGTCTGATGTAATCAGGATTATACCCGGCTTCTATGGATAATGTATGATACCTGCTGTCCTTAAATACTGCCACCATCGTACCGTTCATTATCTCCGCAGCCTTCCGATCCGGCAAGTTACCATGCACCAGGATAACCCTGTCTGATTTTGGCTCCAGCCATTTCCCCATTAATAAACAATGCGCGCCCGGCCGGAAGTTCCGGCCAGGAACGCAATACAAAGTATATTTCATTCTCGAACCCTTTCTTCCCGGTAATACTTTTCAACCGGCTCATGGATAATCCATTGTATCAGATGATCACCAACACCAATAACTCCTAAATAATCTTCATCATGATAACAATGAACCAAATTTACAAGATCCTTCCGCAACTCTGGATAACGATCCCGATACCATGCCACATGATTAGCAACACTCTGATACCACATTTCCGGATGAAACAGAAAATCATTATCTTCTATTTCCCAGGATTCCCCCAAATCATTACATAAAAAACGATAACCCATGAAAACCATCCCTTCTGCGCGATGCGCTTTTATTACCTATTATATAATAGGAAGCTGAAACCGTAAATGTCAAATCTGGTAACCATTTTCCACATGTACAATCTGGTCACAAATCTTACCATGATTTTTACCCAAATCGCGTCCAGCTTTACGGATGATATAACATCCATCCTGGCATACCTGGCCGTAAATGGGCCTGTTTTGGGCCGTTTAGGCATAATGTCTTTTCTGGTATGCTGCCTGATGCATGATGTATAATCTGGTATGATGAAATGATGTATAATCTGGTCAAATTCTTTACCATTTTTGACAATGTACAATATGGGAAGATTTGTTACCAGATCGTACCCCCTAAAACCCTC